AGATAAGTTTCTTGAGCATCAGAACTTTTACTAATACCATCAACCAAATCTTTAAAACTTCCTTTAATCATGGGGCTTTTTGAATCAAGCAGTTTAAATGAATACTCAACATCGCTCTTAGAGCCTTTGCCTTTTGGTTTAACATTTAGAATAGCATCGGTCGTGCCTGCTTCGCCGCCGCCTTCTTTTGCATCAATTTGGAAACCCTCAAAGATCCCTGCGAATAAAGCCTCAAATAAGAAACCTGCCACAGCAGGGTTAAACTCAAAAACAATTGAAGCAAAGATGTCTAAGAACATGAGTGAACCCATGACCTCGCCAACAGTAATATCTTCTTTTATTGTTTCTGCTTCTGTAAGGAAAGTTTCTAAATATTGAACTCGGTCAAGTGGATTATCGCCTTGTAATTGGTTACCAATTCTCTCAATGATCGCGCGGTCTTCGGTTCCTATGTTTTTACCCCAGTGCTTCTCATTAATCTTAAATTTGGGAAACTTTATTACTGTATCCTTGCCAGCGACCTGTTCATCTTGTTCTGTTATCTGATCAAACTTTGGGTTATCTAACATTTCGTTGATAAGGTTTAATATTAATTCGGCGCTCATGTTTTACCTCTTGAATAAATAGTTGTTTAAATAGCAAAAGGATAGAGATTTAATCTCTATCCTTTGCACTGTAACACTTCTAACTTAAAATTATTACTTGTTTTTTGATTTTTTAACTAATCGAGCAACAACTCTTTTCATTACTTTCTCAACTAACTTGTCATGGTTGACGCCTTCGTAAAGCTCTTCTTCCATTGGATCAGCCATTTCCATGACCTCTTCTTCAGAAGCATCCATATCCATTTCGCCAGCATCATCATCTAGTTCGCCAGCATCCATATCCATTTCGCCAGCATCATCATCTAGTTCGCTTTCTTCGTTACCTGAGCGAACATCAATTTTAATTTTAAGAGCGTCAGCTACGGCAGAAGCCATTGCTTCTAGACCAGCCTTTAGAGCAGCCTCGACATTTTCCTGAGACATCATAGCAGCTTCACCAGCATCTAGTTCGCCTTCTTCGTCTTCCATATCATCAGCAGCCATCGGATCTTCATCATCAGCAGCCATCGGATCTTCATCGTCGGCAGCCATCGGATCTTCATCTTCTTCCTCAGCTAACATATTTTCTAATTCTTGAAGAACATCAGAATCGAGATCGCCCTCGTACCCTTCGGTTTGCTCTTCTTCTTCTTCTTCCATACCTTCGTATAATTCAGAAAGTAAAACTTTAGACTCATTTTGAATCCCAGCATATTTTGCCCATTTGCGAGCAGTCCCTTCTGAAAGTAGTGGTTTCTTTGACATTTCGTAATTCTCCTTAAAGTGCTACATTATTAAATAGTTCACTCATCACCAAAATTCTCTTTTGCAATCTTGGAAATGGCTTTATCTTGTATTTGTTTGATTCTAACATAGCTTACACCTAATCTATCTGCTGCTTCACGCAGTGTTAGTCTTCCATGTTTATCTATTGTGATTAAACAACAATTATTGTCTTTATCATAATTAATCCAGTGACGACATTCTTTCTCACGACAAGGTGAGTTTTTTCCTTTTTCTCTATTACATTCCATTATAACTCCGAGTGGTGGTTTTCAATAACATCGAAGATACTATCTAATTCGTCTTCGGTTATGTTCAACCCTTCTTTTACTTTTTTAGATTTTTCTATATTTTTAGAGATTCGGTACCTCTTTGCTCTTGATTGAATTTTAAATTTTTCTTTGTGCTTATCGATGAACTTTCGCATAATAACATCATCTTTAATGTAGGCTTCCATAACCGCTCTAAACAATTTAGTTTGTGTTATTTCATCATCGTGAAGTTTAGTCATCCACTCTACATGGATATGCTCATCAATTTCTACGACAATTCTTTTTTTTCCCTTTCTATTCATCTCAACCTAATGTGTGCTGAACTTTCTATTACACCAGCATTACTTTGTTGCAACCACTTTACCTTTGCCTGTAGCTCCCTTACAGTACGAGCACCTGAATAAGATAAGCCTGAACGAATACCACGCTCCAATTCTTTAATTACATCTTCGAGCTTACCCCTGTAAGTGACTGAAGATGAAATGCCTTCACATGATGTGACTTTACCTCTCCAATCTTTTTGAGCAGCAACAGAAGCCATACCGCGATAAGTCTTTCTCAGTTCTCCGTGTCGTGTTTTAAAAATTGTGCCTGGAGAGCAATCTGTTCCTGCAAGGAGTGATCCCAACATAACAGCATCAGCGCCAGCAGCAAGAGCCTTAACAATATCACCCGAATTTTTAAGACCGCCATCTGCAATGATTTTTGCATTTCGGTCTGATTTGGCGCATTGGAATATTGTTTCAAGCCCTGGAACACCGTGCCCCGTTTGTATTCTTGTAGTGCAAATACTGCCACCTCCAATATTACATCTAATACTATCAGCGCCCCAATCAGCCAAATCATTATAACCCTCTAAGGTTGCTACATTACCTGCCATAATATGAATTGAATCGCCCATTTTTTTTCTTAAAGTTATCAATGCCTCTTTCATAAGAATATGATGTCCATGTGCAACATCAATACAGATAACTTCTGCACCAGCAAAGGTAGCGGACATTGCTCTTTCAATATAATCTCCAACAATCCCCACTGCTACACCAACTTGGACTTCCTTACTAATTGACGCAACCATCGCAGATTGCTCTTCAATTGTATTGTAGCGGTGGATAATAGAAAGACCGCCCAACTTACCTAAGTTATATGCCATGTCTGATTCTGATACCGTGTCCATAGGCGAGGAAATGATAGGTATATTCATCGAAATACTTTTACCAAAGTCGATCTTTAAATTAACCTCTGCCCTTGAACGAATATCACTGTATTGTGGAACAAGTAGCACATCATCATAAGTTAAAGCTTCTTTCATTCACCATCCTTTTTTAAGTTAATTTCATTTAAAATAGATTCTTTTAGATAATCATAATCATAACCATTATCACCATAGCCGATTTCAAATAAATCACCATCTTTAAAAAGATAAATGGTTGGGACTCCATTAGGAGCTAATAGGTCTGAAACCTTAGAGTCCGCGTCTACATCAAACTTTACGAATGTATAATTACCCAACTCGTTTGATAACTTTTCGTAATCGGGTGCCAAATCGTGACAGACTTGACAGTCATCACTAAATAACTTAACTACATGTGGATTAGTTTTATCTTCAAAGAATTTCTTAAAATAATTTTTACCTACATTTTTAACCATTAACGATCACCCGTGCTTCCTAAAGCTCCTTCACCACGAGTAGAACTTTTGTTTAGATTGTCGTTAACTACTTCATCAATTTCACAATAGGAAACTGGAATCAAAACAGCTTGTGCAATTTTTTGTCCCGGCTCAAGGTATTGACTATCAAGACCAATGTTATGAAGATTCACAAACACTTCACCGTCATAACCACTATCAACAACACAAGCACCTACAACCAATTGTTGTTTGCTAGCTATACTAGATTTGTTTTTAATCTCAAGCATATAATCTTCAGGAACTTCAAACTTTAATCCAGTTTGAAATAATTTTGTGTGTTGCGAAAAAAGTATTGTTCCTTTATTATCTTCTGGGCAAAAGAATAAATCCATCCCAGCATCAGTCCGATGTGATCTTACTGGTAGTTTTGCGTCTTTTCTTACCCGGTACACTTTTAGTTTCACTTTCTTCTCCATTTGTTTTATTAGTATAAACCTTTTCTTTCTTATTGTCAACCTTTTTTGTTGCTTTAATTCTACTTTTTTTCTTAGGTTTTCTTTTTTCATCGTATGACTTTAAGAACTTTAATCTGTCCTCGTCGGTCATTCTTCTCATTTTTAAAATAATCTCTTTGCTTTCAAAAAGTTCTTTGCCATACTTTGAGTGTTTTAGTATAAATTCGTAAATTGTCATTTTAACCCCTCCGTTTAATAACTATCCAATCATTCGCCAATTTCTTGAAATTGATCGGCTAGAAAAACCCCAAGTCTCATTATAATCTAACTTAGCTAGATAAGGGCGGTTGATTGCTACACGATCCAAAGCTGGATTAATGCCCCAACACTTAATCGCAAATTGATTATTTGTGTCATCTATTGTTTTAACAATATAATAAGGTTTACCAGTTTTTGTCTTTTTTTCAATTACCTCTCTTGGAATAAACCAAGCTACACCAATAGCTTTATCATATTCGCCTAAAGCTGGAATCTTATTCTTTTTAATGTTGTTGTAAACATCGCCTTTTAAAACCAAATTGAATGGAAAGACACCGGTAAGCCCTGTCAAGTATTCAATCTTTTCTGTATCACTGAAGTCACCTTCTGGCTTATAAAGTTCAATGTTCGCAAGTAAATTCTTTTCCTTTTTCGGGCGATCAACAGCAACGGCAGACCAAAAGTGCTTCATTCCTGTGAACCTTTCATCCATCAAACAACTCATCGCGCCACAACGAGCCATAACATCAAGAGCTTTCTTGTTTAATTTTGAATAAATAATGTCATCGTTGAACAAAAGCTCTTCAACATTATTAAATGGGCGGTGCTGTAGGATCTGCTCAACTGCCTTATTTCCAAGACCTTTAATAGATGTTAGAGGCTGAACCAGTGTCTTTTTAGCTGTTTGACTAATTTCCCAGACTTGTCCTGACTCGTTGATATCTGGTCGTTTTATTTTATAACCTAGACTTTGAACGATATTGATCGCTTGCTCTTTTCGCCCTTCTGGTTCTTTGTCAAGGAACGCTGCCATCCACTCAACGGGATAATAAGTAAGAAGATAAGCACATTGATAACTAAGAATAGAATAGCTGACTGCATGGGACTTATTAAATCCGTATCCTGAAAAGTATTCAAATGTTTGCCAAAGCGTTTGGGCATCACTTTCTTTAATGCTTTTTTGAGTGCAGCCATCAATAAACTTTTTGTGGATTGCCATTTTCTTTTCATGACCTTTTCCTGTTCCTTTCTTTGTTAATAACTTTCGAAGCATATTGCCTTCGTCAAGTGACAGATTTTTACCTAATTTGTGAGCCAATAGGGCAATCTGTTCTTGAAAGATAAGGAACCCATGAGTCTCCTTTGTAACTTCTTTAACCAACGGGTGGATGTACTTGACACCTGAAGGATTCTTTTTTGCTGCTACATAATGGTTATGAACCTTTGCTGATAATGGACCAGGACGGTAGATAGATGTAACCGCAGAGATATCAATAATTGACTCTGGCTTTGCTTTTTTACAAAAACCTTGTGCTCCCCTTTCAGTAAATTGAAAAATGCCAGCCCAATTACCACGATGAAAAACATTCTTATAAACCTTTTGGTCATTAAGATTTAGAACATTAGGCTCTAAGTTTTCGTCGTAGTATTTTTTAATGTCGGCAAATGTGGGATTTTCAACCCCATGATGCCTGCGAAGAATATGGTTAATTGCACCTTCGACCATTCGCAGAGAAGCCAAGCCTAAAATATCAAACTTAATAAAGCCAAGCGGCTCTAAATGCCTGACATTCTGGCCTTCTGACCACGGGGTCTGTTGAACACCACCTGAATTAATCAGTGGCATATGTTTGTTTAATCCGTCAGCAATAACCACACCGCCAGCATGACGACTGATAGATCGTATCTGGCCATAAAGATTGTCAACGTGTGCTGCGATGTGTGGATATTTGTTAAGAAATTGTTTAAGTGTTTCACTGTACTCTTTTACCTCTTCGAATGTTGGAGCATAAATTCCTGCTGTAATCCCGTGTGCTTTTTTGGCAATCGGTGTAGCCTCTTTCATCATTACTGAAGTTACACGGTTTACTTCCGAAAAATCTAAACCATAGAACTTTGAGATATCCTTGATTAAAGAGCGAAGCTGTAAAGTATTATAATTGCTAATTGGAACTACAACATTTTTACCCCACTTCTCAATAAGAATTTCTTTTAAGGTCATTGGATCTGCAACATCGTAATCGATGTCGGGATAATCAACAGCGTCGCGTCGAAGAAATCGACTAAAAAGGAGGTTATAATGGATGGGGTCAATACCAGTAATCCCAAGTACATAAGCCACAAGAGAGCCAGCAGCCGAACCACGCCCAACGCCAACCAGTTGAGTTTTCGTTGCCTCATCTGCTACCGCCTTCATTGTTAGGAAATATTTTGAGAATCCACGATCTTCAATAACCTCTAGTTCTTCTTTAAGTCGGTCGGAATAATCATCTTTGGAAGCCAACCCCTTTTGCTTAAGCCCTTCAAGACATAGCGTTCGTAGCGTTTCATCAGCCGACTTTCCGTCAGGAACAACAAAATCAGGTAAGCGAACAGTAGCATCGGGATAGAAACTTTCAATGCGGTCATGAGCGATTTGATAAGTACACTCAATTGTTTCCCGAATAAAGTCATCATCATAGTCTACACCACACTGTTCTGAATAGGTTTTGTAAGACTCCCACATCTGGTTACCGTTCTTTGGATA